TCAGTGTTGAGGCCTCTGTGGTGGCATCTCATTTTGTCTTGATCATTCATCTGTCACTGGTATCCTTTTGCACTCAAGGCAGTTTGGCAATTGCTCCTCAGTTTTTCGGTATGTCACACACCGTGACAAGTCCGGATGGGTGCAGATGAAAACCCTTTCCGGCTGGCACCTCAGTCAGCCAGATGTTTTTCTGATCACCGTAAGGCCCGTGTCATCACCCCGGTGTGGGCATCGGCGTTTTTGCTTGGGTGTCATCATGCCTCAGTAACCGTGACGATGCTGTTGTTGATTGTGGCAAGGCTGTCAATCATTTTTTGAAAGTTGCCTGGGTGGTCAACGGGATCAGCCGAGGCAAAGCAACCATCAGAACCACTGAAAATGTGAGGATCAGGCAAAATGCCAGAGGGTGCCAGTTGCATTGAGTTGACGCCGGCCTGGGCATCAACCAGGATGAAATCATCAAGGCCCTCAACTTGCCAGAAATGCGTCATCGCATAGTATTCCTGATAGTAAACCCAGTAAGGATCTCCCCAGCTGGGCACGTATTCGATGCCATTTTCATTTATCAATATCCATGTCAGGCGCACCATGCCACCACCGTCAACAGAAAGGCCGATCTGATATATGCCGGTTCTGGCTCTGCCTCTATTAGTTGCCGCACCTGACCACGCTGGGTTGTGCACCCATTCAATCCAATCCGACCACAGCGGGTCGGCTGGATGTAAACCACTTCGGTCAATATTCCCGCCAAACATGCCGCCAGCTGTTTGAACCACCGGCCCCGGTGAATAAAGGGAATGAGTCACCTGTGGGTTGTGTAAAGGCCGCACCTGGGCTGGGGGGCTTTTAACCTCATGGCGGTTGTTGTAAAAATCCAAAGGCCCACCAGATGCAGGTGGGTGAGTGTTCTCTATACCAAAACCCCCATACAACAGAAAACGGTCAACATTTCTGAGGTCATGGAATAGGTCAATGTTGTGTGGCAGAGTGCCACCCTGAGCAGTACCAGCAATGCCAAAATAACTGTTTGTATATCCGTGGGCTTCGTCTGTTTGGAAATGTGTGTTTCGGAATTGATTATCATAACCCTGGGGCCAGTATGGATAGTCCTGCAATGATAGTGTGATCTCTTTGCCGTTGAAATGCTCAACAGAAAAACCAGGCGAATCATACCAAACCCAGCCATTCCAGGGCCGGATAGAAAAAAAACGCTCACTGCCAAAACCAGAAAACTTGATTTTGACTTTTTGGATTGGGTTTTTCTGTGGGCCGCCATCAATAACTTTATACAGCCGGCTTGGCTCAGGGTAACCTGTGTCAGCGTTTGTTTTTGGCTCACAACTGGTGGCCTCAAAACTGTTGCACTCATCAAACCAGTGAACACGTTTTGACTCAGTGCCATGCTGCCTGTAATTGTACCACTCAACAGTCCAGCGGCCATCTGCAACCCACTGGTCATAGTTGAAACATTCAGTGCCCAGCCATGCCTTGCCCAGCCTCAGCTCAGTTTGGCCTGTTATTGGCCTGTAGTCCAATGGAAACAATCCAACCGGATCACCGTTAAGATACAAGGCAAAGTGATCCCAGCGCCGGCACCAATCAATTTTGAGCGCGCCGTCCTCATCCAGCTCAAAATCATAAGTTGACCACACCAACTGGCTGCGGTTTTCGTCAGGGATATCCCTAGTAAAATCGGGTTTTTCGATATAAAACCCGTACTGATGACCCCAGGGCAGCGGCTGCCAGTTCCAAGTGCACCGGGTGCCGTCTAGTTCCCAGGTCATCTGGTTTGTTTCAAAATCAAAAAACAAACGGCTAAGGTTCTGATTCCAATCAACATTATAATCAAACTCACCGAAAACCCCGCCGCCGCTCAGATAATAATAATTATTATCAAACTCCCAAACCAGCTTGGCCTTTGGTGAGCTCGGTTTCACTGTGACCCCACCAAAATCATTGTTGATATATTGAAATTCTTGATCTTTCCAATCACGATGCCAGGGATTGTATTCAAATGTCGGTATTTCTAATTTCCAATAACTATCTCGCTGATGACCCTGCCAGAGTGGCTCCGGGGTGAAATAATGAGGCACAAAACCGCCTGGCTTTTTATCCTCACAAGGGTTGCAGCAACACAACCCAAAACCCAGGCCCTTTTTTTCAACCGGCTTGTCATCAGGGTCATCAGTCATATTACGCCACTGTTACAAGTGAGAACGTCACGTCATCTGTGTTGTCATCAGCGTCACAAACTGTGACAGTGACCGCTGATGTGCCGGCTGATGTTGGGATTCCCAGAATGGTGCCAGATGTGTAATCAATAGAAATGCCGGCAGGCAGCCCAGAGGCAGTGAATCCTTTATAAGGTGTTGATCCGCCCGTTGCAGTTGCTGCCTCTGCATAGAATGACCCAACAGTCAGGGCCAGGCTGCTTGGGGCTGCGGCTGTCAGGGCACCTGCTGAGGAAAGTACCAAGGTGCCAGAGGCTGTGGCGCTGTTGCCCTCAAAGTCAGTGACTTTGGCCACCAGGCTGAAATTGCCGGCAGCCTGGCTGTTTGTCGGTGTGCCACTGATGGCACCAGATTCCACATCAATACTGATGCCAGTTGGGTGGCCCGATATTGAATACAGGTAAGGCTCAACCCCACCGCTGGCCGTCACACTGTCTGTGTGAGCTGTGCCGATTGTTGCCGTCAGGTCAGTCAGGGCAGTCAGGGCCAGTGGTGTCACCTGGGGTGTGAATGTGACAAAATCACTGGCAGATGATCCGTTTGACGCTTTGACCCCAAATCGCACCTGAGTTGTGGCGCTGCTGGTGGGTGTGCCGGTAATTGTGCCTGTGGTTGAATCAAGTGACAGGCCGGCTGGCATGCTGCCTGAAAAAACGAACCAGGTGGGCTGGCCATCAATTCTGGGTGCAGTGAGCTGGATTGAGGCAGCCTGGCCAACTGTTGGGCTGAGGTCTGACACACTCAAATTTTGCATGTCAGGCATGGCTGTCAAACCGCCAATTCCACCAACTCCGCCACTGGTTGGCATCCTGCCTATGATCGGTGAGACAGTGCCGTCAGTGCCGTCATCACAATCAACAGAAATGGCAACCCATTTGTCACCAAAGTCTCTTGTGTTTTTGACGGCAAACAATAACCGCTGGCCATCCTTGGCAATGTCCTGGGTGGACCAGTTGTAGACCTTCTCAGCCGGCTGGTCAGAAACTGACAAAACACCTTGATCATCTGAGATGACCGGCACACAGTCAGCTGATGCCATTTTGTTTTCACTCATCCCAGGCACACCATCCTCAGGCGCTTGGAACATGGCCGTAGCAATGCCAACACCTGACACCTTTGGCCCAGCGTTGAACCTTGTAAAATTCTGGGGCCTGGTTTTATTGGCCCGCCACCATTTCAGCAGCCCCGCCAGGTTGTCACGGTCAGCTTTGTTTAAAACAAACGTTTTGCTCATAATCCCAACGATCCAAAATCTTTCTCGGCGTATAACTTATAAACCAATTTGAATGGCATCAGGTTGAGAATTTTGCCGTTGCCCTCAGCAACTGTGCCCATTGAGTTGAGCCCAACGGTGCCGCCCACACCCACCTTGATGCCTGACCCGTGCTCGGTGGTGATTCCAACCATCACCTGGCTGATGTCTGTTTTCCAGTTGCCATCCTCATCCTTTTCCACACCTGCCAACTCATTGACCTCATCCTGGGTGTAATGCAAGTTGGTGGCTGGGTTGAATGTCTGGCCCACCTTGGCCAGCTGCTCAGTGCCTGCATCTGGTTCATGGTGTTCCCACTTGTTTGGATCATATGACAACTCAACCGCCTGCCGGTAGATTTTTGTATATTTGCCAGCGGCGTTGGTTGTCCAGATGTCCTGTTTTGTCACCCTGTCAAACCGCAAAGTATTGGCCGGGAAAGTTTTATTGACACCGAAACCATCAGAAATGGTGACAGTTTTCGAGTTGATTGTGTCATGGTATTCTGCAAAATCATTCCAGGTGCTGATGATTCTGCTGACAACGATTTTTTCCTTGCTGGTGGGCGTTTCAACTGCTTTGACTGCTGTGGCAGTATCAACAACAGGCCCAGAATAGCCAACCAGGTAATCAGGCACAGGCCTTGCGTTGCCGTTTTTGTCCTCAATCCTTTCCAGGGTTGCGGATGTTACTTGGGTGTATTCCTTCTCAAAACTAATGTCAACCGTTTTGGCCCATCGAGTTGGATCAAATGGGGCCGGCTGGCCGGTTTCATCCTGGCCACCCAATGCAGCCGGGTCATTGGTGAATCTCATACTAAATTGCCAAAGGCTTTTGTGATCGTCTGAAACCTTTGACGGCACTGCATCAATGCAGTATGTATTGAATCCCCCGACAATGTATTGCTGACCCAGCAGTGGCAGGCCACTGGTGGCATTGAAAACGTCAATTGAGTTGCGGAACGGATCATCATGCACTACTTGCCAGATTTCAGTGTAATCCAAAATCCGCATACCATCCTTAAAACGCAAGGTGCAGCTGTCTGTTATTTTGTGTGCTCTTGGCATCAGTTGACCCCATCCAGATCTGCTGTGGCAATTGTTTTATTTTTTATTTGGTCGCGGGTTTCCTCTGCTGCTTTTGTTTGGCGCTGCATCTCAGCTAACATTTTCTCTCTGGCTTTTTGAGCCTCAATATTGTGTTTGCCGCCGCGTGGGTATTTCCGATCAAGGGCAGCCTGTCCGCCAATATAACTAGCGGTGCCAGGGGTTTGGGCAACGTGTGTTTTCATGGGCCCGGTCATCATGCCCATTGCTCTGGCCAATTCGCCGGTTTCACCTTTTCGGGCCATAAACTGCAAAGGGTTGATTGCCTTGGCCCACATTGGCAATGCACCCATCTGTAACCTGAATTCATCAAAACCATACTCACCGCGTGCCATCTGCACCATGGTTCGCATCCTGCCCTCTTTTGATGGTGCAAATTGTTTGGCGAATTCAATCTCATATTCCTCTTTCACCACCTCCAGATTTTTGATGGCTCTGGCCGCTGATTCTATTTTTTTCACTGAGTTGTCAATTGCCTGCGGAAAGGCCTGGGCCACATGCAGCCAGCCCTTTAGGCTTTCTGTTCCAGCGTCGCCGGTCAGGATGTCAACAATGGTCATGGCCTCCTGGCGTTTGCCAGCGTCAATCATTGACTGCAATGCCTGGCCAACTGCTTTAAATTGGCCGGCTGGGTCCAGCTTTGCCAAGTGTTGCACGTCAAGGCCAAGTTTCTGAAACATTTCAGACATTTCACCCAGGCCGCCGTCAAAAAGTGCCTCATTGATTCTGATAGTCAGGTCTTTATTTGCATCAACCAGGCGCTCAACATCAACACCCGCCAGCCGGGCCGCTTCCTTGTATGTTTTCAATGAACGGCTGGCATCCAGGCCAAACCTCTCAAACATTTTGATGGATTCAGCCTGACGTTGAATCACTCCAGTGAGGTGCCGGTCAACTGCCATGATCCCTGCCACTGTGCCACCCACGCCAATGGCAGAGATTTTGGCACCGATGTCACTTATATTGACACCAAATTTTTTTGCCAGTTTGCCAGTTTTTGTGAATCCTTGGCCGGCGTCATCCAGTTTTGCTGTCAGTGCCGCCATGTTTTTTTCATAAACAGCAACCGACAAACCGCCATTGTCAAAAACCTCTTGCAGCTCATCCATTTGCATCTGGATTTTCTGATAGCTGCTCATTGCTTTCCAGTTTTCGCGCTCAATGGCACGCATCTGCTTGCGAGATTTCAGCGCACCTTTCTCAAGGCCACTGGCATCAATTAGTATTTTGTAATCGAGTTTCTCAATTGTTGTCATTGTATATGCTCTGCAAAATTTTCTCGGCCTGCTCTGGTCCCATAGAATTGGCTGATTGTTTTTTGGTTTCCTTGGGTGGCAAAACCTGGGCCTCTATTAAGTCATGGGCGTCAACTAGTGTGTCATTGATGTCACTTTGTTTTGCACCTAATTGTGCACCTATAATTTTCATCGAACTATTATGAATCTGTGCAATCACTTGGGCTGTGTGGGTCCATGGGCCCCAATACCAGCCATCAATGATTGCCATTGCCTGCCATTCAAGCAGCTGCCCATCGGCGGCATCCAGCGCGCTGATGAGGGCGTCAACGTTGCCAGTCCAACCCAAATGGGCAGCTAGCCTGAAATGAAACTGGCGTTGTGGGTGATGTTTCAGGCATCTGACTTTTTTTCTAGTTGGCCATTAGAATTGAGCCTGACCGCCGCGTTGCAAAGTTCAGTGATGGGGCCCGTGGCACTGTTGGCCAAATTGTCAATGTCATCATCATCAAAAAGCAGTGAGCCGGTGCTGCCGTCCTCATTGACAAAGTGAGCACACAGCGTGACCAGTTTATAAGTGGCCCGGTCCATTCTCTCTGTGTCAATTTTCTCATCTGGCCTCAGCCACAGCTCATATTTTTTGAACCTGTCCAGATCACTCAACTGAATGAGCCTAACAAGGCCAAAACCAGCCACATCAATATCAGTTTGCTGAGGGGCCACTGCTGCAAAAAAATCTGATTTATTCACTAGCCTGCACCTCTGGCATCAACCCGCGTTTGATCACATGGGTGCTGGCATCAGGATGCCTAGGCCCAAAATCATCAATGACAGCCTGCTCAACAGCTTGCAAAACAGCATCAGGGCAACCAGCCGCCAGAATGGCAATTGACCGGGTGGGTGGCTCGCAAACGTAGCCGATGAAAACGCCATCCAGCCAGATCGAGCGCTGTTGCGGAAAGAGGGGCACCGGTGTGCCATTGTCATCAAACAGAGGCTTGCTGGTGACTGGGTGCCTGGCTTGGGCCAAGTGGTTTTTGAGTTCTATCTGCATTTTGTCCCTCAACAAATGAAAAATGACCGCCACCGATGTGGCAGCGGCCCGTGTGAAATATTAAGTACCCACCGTGAAAGTTGGATCAGTACCGCCATCCCAGGTAAATGTCATAGATGCCGTTTGCAGTTCATCAGTGGTGAGTGACGGCAGGCTGAGTGATTCAATAAAACCAGTGCCGGCGTATGTCGCTGCACCTGACCCGCCTGATGGCACAGGGAATGTCACGGTAAGTGTTTCAGCGGCACCACCAACAGCTGGCAACGCCGTGCCGGCATCAAAATAAAATGAGCAGGTAATTGACCCGGCGTCCTTTAGATCACCCGCCAGTTTGCTGTGAAAATTCGTATCAGCCAGCTTTGTGCACTGGATGGCTGTTGTTGATATTTCGCCGAGTTCAATCGATGTCCAATCAAAACTGTGCGCTGATGTGCCAAAGGTAAGGCTGGCACCGTGCCCCGTGTCTTTAAAAGTGTTGGCCATGTCAGCCCTTTCTAGTTGTGAATGATGACATATTCCCGGCTCACCCAGTACGTACGGGAATTACCGCCGGCAATCGGGTCATCATAATCCTTGTCAAAACCGCTGACCGACGTTATGCCTGCGGCGTAGCTTGAGCCAACTGCACCCCTGTGGCCTTGCATCAGTCCCCTGATCTGCTCAGCCAAAGTGTGTGCAGTTGCACTCGATGTATTAAATGCAGTCACCTCAATCCTGGTCTGGTCCATGCCCTCAGCCCCAGCCAGCTTTTCAAAACTCTGGGCAGTGCCCAAGTGTGTCACCATTACCTGGGGTGGGGTGACGCCTTGTTTGCGGTTGTATTCAGTCACAGGCGCAGTGACACCCAGGCCTGATAAACCTGACCGTAGAAAAACACAAACCTGGGCAGTGATGTCTGTCATACTTTTATTTTTTTCAATTCAGCTCGGCAGGTTGCAATCACAATGGCCTTTTGTATTCGGTGAGTGTTTTGCCAGATCTTTGTCAGGGTCCGCTTGCCCTCAATCCAGTTTTTCCAGTTTGAGCCAAAGGCCGCACGCTGTGACTTTGTAGGTTGATGCCACCAGCCAGCCTCAACCAGGTGCTGGTGGGGTGCTGCCTTGACATAACCCCAAATTTGGCCGCTGCTATTTTCACCCACGCCAGGCTTGATTGAGCCCCTAATGGTTTTGTTTTTTGGTTTGTTTTTTTCACCCACTGGCGCGTCAAACTTATATTGATCAGCCACAAACTTGGCTGCTTTTCGGCAGGCTTTGATTGCGGTTGCTGTTCTCTCTTTGTCGCCTGATATTTGCTTAAGAAACTTCCAGCCAGTTGGTGCACTGGCTAGGGTCACAGCTTTTGAGCCTTTTGCAATTCGGGCCCCGCCAGCTGCACTGTGTGGCATCCTTTTGCCTGAATAACGCTTGACACCTGCCATCAGTTCTGCACCGTTGTTTTAAGGATCAGTTCTCTGTCACGCCCATCTTTGCTGATCACTTGCGTGATGGCATGGGTTCTGTTTTTGTGGTCAATCAGTTGCAGGTGGCTGTTGATGTCAGCGTGATACCTGGTTGTGATTGTGAAACTGCCAGTTGATTCAATCTGGCTGTCATTTCGGCTGTCAGATTCATCAGCACCGGCCTGCACCACATTACAGGGCCAGCTTGTCAGCTTGGCCACTTTGGTCCAGGTTGGGTCAATAGTTTCATTGTCAGCTGTATCCTCATAAAAGGTGCAGCTGTGCCTCAGCCGGCCTGATCTCATCTGGTTTGGTCCTCTTTGACTAGCACACCACCCCGGCTGGCAGTCAGTAATGAACCACCCGCAAAAGTGACCTGAAGGTCATATTTATATTTTCCAACAGTGATGTTGGTTTGTGCAGCAGTCAGGCTGACTGTCACTGTGTTTGATGAGCACACCCCGGATGTTGTCAGGATCACACCATCTGTTTCACGGCTGCGGATCGTGAAAGTTGCAGATGCACCAGCCACAGATTTGCCGATATCAAAACTGATTGAGGCCTGGGCTGTGCCATCATAGTCATCACCTTTTATCAGGGTGATCAAGTTGTCAGGATCTGGGTTTTGGATCACCTGGGTGGTGGTGCTGAGTTTGCTGATGATGGTTGCCTGGTTGGCTGCTGTGGCATCACCGCCGCCACCGCCGCCGGATGGGGCCTGTTCCAGGGCGTTGGTGGTATACCGATAAACCCCAGAGTCATCTTCCAGTGTGTCATCCAGTTTGTCAGTGGTCACTTTTATTGCATCTGCAACTGCATCCAGTGTGACCACCTTGCCATCAAGGGTGCTGAGGTTGGCTGCTGTGGCCAGGGCTGACACATCTGCTGTGGCAAAGTTGCCCTGATTTGTTTGCAGGTCATTGGTGTCAACCAGGATCGTATCAACGATGCTATCAATCACATCAACCTTGCCATCAAGGCTGCTGAGGTTGGCTGCTGTGGCCAGGGCTGACACATCTGCCGTTGCAAAGTTGCCCTGATTTGTTTGCAGGTCATTGGTGTCAACCAGGATCGTGTCAACGATGCTATCAATCACATCAACCTTGCCATCAAGGCTGCTGAGGTTGGCTGCTGTGGCTGCTGAGTCTGTGCCGCGCTGGTCGGTGTTTGTGGTCACTGTGTCACACAGGGTGACCCTGCTGACGTGCCCGCCTGACACTGTGATGGTTTCACCTGCTGTGACAGCCGGCCTAAATAACTCAATGGTCCTGGTGACAGGGGCAATGCCAGTGGCTGTGATGTGTAAACACAGTTCCTCAGTCTGATTGCCGGCGGCGATGGTGGTGTCCTCACTGACCAGCAGCTCATACACCCCAGGCATATTGGCGGCGTCCACCTCATTTATGGTGGGGGTTGTCATGGCTGTGGCAGTGCCACCGTTGCGAGATCGGTAAACTGTGAAATCACTGCTGGTTTTTCCAGTCTCTCTGCTGACATAATCAGTTGAGTCTACACAGACAAAAAAAATGTATTGATCTGTTACGCCTGATGCGAGTTTCATCACACAGCCCCTGATTCAATTGAATGTAAACCCTGCCGGCCAGTGGTGCCGCCAGAACCATCTGCCGTTTTTAGAAAGGCCCCAAAATGAGCCTCAATGGCTGTTGATGTGTTTGGCACTGGTGTGAATTGATTGGTTCTCATATTCCTCAGCTCATCGGTCATGGCCCAGTTGCCACTGGATGCGTTTGGATAACCGCTGGCCGTAAGGTCATAATCAGCCACAGCCAACGGGTCAGTCAGATCAATCATGTTGCCATCAACAGTGAATCGGTTGGTGGTGTTGCCAAAAAAAGCATTGGGCCCGTTGATTACTACCTCTGCATTATTCTCATCATCAATGGCTTTGTTGCAGTTTTCAAAATAGTTCCAGGCACAGAATGACTGATCATCAATCATGACGCCGTTGCCATCGCCAGAGCTGTGGGAGCTTGATGAATACAAAAAAGCGTTATTGATGCAGCCGCCGCCGGCGCTCATTCCTTTCCAGAGCAGATCAACGGTGCCATCCCAGTAAAATACAGAATTGATGCACCAGAGTGATTTTGTCAGGTTGGCCATTGTGCTGGTGCCGCTGCCTGAAAAATTGCAACCATAGATCACTGAGGATGAGCCTGAGTTGAAACAAGGCCCACCAGATGCAACCATATTTTTCCAGGTGCAAAAATAGGCACCCATTGAGTTGTCAACCTGTGGCCGGCAGTTGTCAAAAGTGCACTTGTACAGCAGGACATTGTTGTCAAGGTCCATAAAAATGCCAGAATCAGTGGACGTGTTTTGAAAATAACAGCGGTTGAAAACCACAGCGTCAACTGTATCCTGGTCCCAAACCTCATCAGTACCGCTGGCATCCAGATACAACAAGTCATCAGTATCCTGGGCCGCTGATGAATATGGCCCAATTGTGATCTGGGCGCTGATACTGTGACCAGTTGGCAGGCTGCCCAAAGTTGTCATGGGGTCACCACTGCTGGTGCCCTTAACGTTGATTCTATAGTTTGCGGTTGAGCTGTTTGCAGCTGTGAAAGCGCGCGAAAGCGTTTTGAATGGATTGCCGACGGTGCCGGCACCAATCATGTCAGCGCCGCTGTCAGCACCATGATCCACAAAAATATCGACAACAGCCATTTATGACCTTTGCAGTTTAAAATAGCCGGCATGGATTTTGTACGCTTCCCAGATGACCTCTGTGGCCATTGGGCAATTATTCAATGAGCCTGGCGTTGTTGACTCTCGATTCTCAAAATAGTGGGCCACCAGCATCATGATCGATTGTTTGATCCCCTGGGGAATGTCAGCAGATGTGCCGTAGCCTGTGACCACATTTTTGATGGTCAGGGTGTCACGCTGCTCAGCCACCACTGGCCAGCTGCTGCCATCAGTCAGGCTGAGGGCCGCCGGTTTTTTGGTCAATGATTTGACCAGGTTGCTGCCGGTATAAGTTTGGCTGGCACCGTTCTCATCAATATATTGCAGGTCACCAATTGCTGTGACCGGGTAGTGAGGCAAGTACATGGCATCACAGTCATGACTTGGTGGCTGATCCACCGTGTAATCAGCTGTCCTGCTGAGCAGGTGGCAGTTTGTCGTTTGTTCAAACAGATCAACAGCCGCCACACAGAGGGCATCCAGCATGTCATCATGGCTGCCATCTGAAACGGCAATCTCACACTGTTTTTGCAAGTCAGATGTATTGACCACCTTGCCAGATGGTGCTGCTGTTACGGTCACGCCCCACATGCTATTTTTTCACCTCGACCAGTTGCCCAGCCTCAACAAATTCAGCGGCCTCATCATAATCCAACTTGTATGTGCGGCCAGCTCGAAAATGGCGCTGGATGGTTGTGACATCCTCATCACCTTTTACTTTGAATATGCCGGCACGTTTTTTGGCCGGTGCTTTTTTTGCTGCTGCTTTTTTTGCCATGTCAATCCTCAAGAAAAAAAAGAGGGCCGCCACCGCTGTGGCAGCGGCCCGTGTTGATAGTCACCTCAATGACTAAGCAGAGGTAGCGTATTTAATCGGGTTTGTGCCCGCGTTCAATACAGCCGCATCCATCCGCGAAAATGCCAAGAAAGCAATTTGGTCATAATCAGCATATCGCTCATCAAGTCGCATCATCTGCACCTGGTCAACTTCACGAATCACATAGTTTGAGAAGTCACCAAACAGGATGACCTTGCTGGCCGTTGCTGTTGCCATGTCATTGTTGACAACATAAGGCCGGCCAAGGATCGTGTCAGGCTCACCGACGATGACAGACGGTTGCCACAGTGGCAGGCCGTTTGAATCGACAATTGACCGGATGTATTGCAGCCAAGTGTCATGAAACATCCAGGTGCCATTGGCCCGATATGCCGGGTCAACCGAGTGATAAATACTGACCAGGTTTGCGTAAGTCAATGCAGCGGCACCACTGGTGGTGACACCAGAGTCAGCTGCACCAGTTACACATCCTTGGGGTTTCGAGGATGCGTCACCGGTCGTCTGGGCTGCATTGTATCCGCGTCCGATACGCTCACCGAGTACCTCACCCAGATAGCTGGCCATGTCAACTGAGCTGTCCTGAATCAATTCACGGCTGACCCTTACTAGGGAGCCGTATTTGTAGGCCTTCAAAACAGTTTGACCGAACGTGACATCAGTGTCACTGATCTGGGCATTTTCAGAAACAAGGGCAGCAGCGTTGCTGGTGTCATTGCTGGTGGGCATTGGCAAGTCAGCACCGGTTGCCGTTCGGATAATGCGAGAAACAGAAGCAACACCACCAAACGCCAGCTTGGCCTTTTCTATGGCTGCCATCATTTCATCTGGCACAGTGTGACCGCCGGCCGTTGTGGTTCCAACAGACAGGGCCCGCTTTTGGCTCATTGAGAAATTCAGTTGTTTCTGGCCTGCACCCAAACCCGTGCGCTGCATTGCCTCACGTTGTGAGTCAGATGCCATGCCCTGGGGTGACAACAGCCAGCCACGAAGTGCAGCGTCAGCGTCAGCATTGGGGTCATGTGCCACAGCAGCCTTGGGGGCTGGCTTTTCGTTTACAAAGTTTGCAGCCATGCGCTGCTGGTCTGCCTCAATCATTTTGATCTGGCCATCAACGTCAGCAATCTCTTTGACACAGTTGTCAAACTGGTCACGCTGTTCTGATGTGAAACCTGCATCTGAGTCCTTTGCCAGGTCACGCAATGCGTTGGCCCGCTTGGCAGCCTTGACCCGTTGGTCTTGTAATTCCTTGATTTTGTCCATTAGATTGGAACCTTTTTTTTAAAGTCTGAAAAATAAAAAATCTGATACGGGCTTACTACCGGCTGCCGGCCTCATTCCCTAGGTGATAAGGTCACCTGGCCTTGTTTCATTCAATGCCGTTGGCCCACATCTCAGTTTTGATGTAGTCCAGATCAGCCTGTTTTTTCTCATCGTCAGATGGCCCAGCCGGCTCAGCCTCAACCTCAACCTCTGCTTGGGCTGTGCGCTCATCCCTCAGTTTGCTGGAGGTGGCTTTATATGCCGGCTCTGTGACTGGCCCCACTTCAATCAGCTCAACACCCCTGATCTCATAAATGGTTTGCCCGTCCTCAATGCGCTTCGCCTCATCTGTGATGTGGAACCAAAAGGATGAGCCGTCAACGTCACCCCTGGCCATTTTGGCCTTGACCCTCTGGTGGTCAGGGTCAGCCTCATCAATCGCCACTGAATACTTGAGCCCGGTGTCATCAACTTCCAGGCTGAGGGTGCCCGATGACATCCGGCCCAGCAGCTGATTGGGGTCATGGTTGAAACAGCTGATGACATCGGTGTCAATGTTGTCAAAGGCACCTGGCATGATTCTCTCAACCAGTTTCTCACCCAGGCGATACTCAGTCAGTGGATTTGTTTCATCATAAAAAACAGCACCGTAACCAGTCAGCATTGTTGGCCCATCATCCTCTGCCCTCAGCTGTGGTTTCTGTTTGATAAATTGGCAGGCTTTCCTGTTCATTCTGTCACCTTATTGCAAATTGCTGTGATGGCGGATTGTATCTGTTCACCAGGCAACCCAGCCGCCTGGTCAATCTGCCGGATCAGGCCGGCTGTTTGTTCGTTTCTCACTTCAGCCAGTTCATCAACATCTAGGCCAGACAGGGCAGCAAACACATGCTGGCTGGCCTGCCGGGTTGCCTGGTGCTTGTCAATGAGCTCTTGGCGTTTGTTCTCATACCAAGTTACAAACCGATCTGGTTTTTTTCTGGTGGCCTCACGTTTGACAGCAACCAGCATGGCCTTGGTGGCTCGATCTGTATCAGCCAGCATGATCTGACGGGCTGCCTCAACTGCCTCACTGACAGCAGGCGCTGTGTCATCAACCTCATCAACCTCATCAACCTCATCAGGGCTGTAAACATTCAGCTCAGTGCCATCTGGGGTGATCAGGTGCATGTTCATGGGCACCGTGATGATTTTGCCGGCGTTGCCGGGCAGTGGGTTCCTGTTGGTGGCGGCCCTGTATTCATCAGCAGACAGGGCACCCATGCTGTGCTCAATGGTGGCCACCTCGGCCTGGGTTTTTGGATCGGCTGCAAACAGTGCCCTCACATTGTGATCAAATGTATGGCTGTCAGTTTCTTGCTGTTCCGCTGTCAACAGTTTGAGCCAGGCCTCAGTTTGCACAGCAGTCAGCCAGTGGCTGAGGCTGGCGTCATGATATGCCCTGTTATCCTCTGCCTTTGACCCGTAGGAGTGGGAATCCTGCACACCCAATTTACTGGGGGCAATGTTGAACCACCTGGCCACATCCCGCACATTGTCAGCAGTGGTGGCTGACATTTGAAACTGATCTGGGTTCACTGTGGTTTGATGCCACTTAGCGCCATCCCTCAATATCACAGTCTGAAAAGCAACGTCAACGCCTTTGTCTTGGCGTTGTCTGAAACCCAGCTCAAGATTTTCAGCAGCCTGCTCAGTAAAGTGGGCCGGGATTTCCAGAAACCCGCCGGCCTGACCACCAGATTCAAAAAACTTAGATTTCATTTCCTGGGTGGCCAAACTTATTGCCCAGGATTGCCTGGCCTTTTTGACCAAGCTGCACTCATCTGAATTGTCAACAGCCATGCCCTCAATGCTGAAAACCTCAGATGATGCAAACGGCACCAGCTCACCGTCAATTTCTGAGATGTACATGCCATCAGGGCTGGTGGCTGTTCTATGCTCAGGCGCTGCACTAAAAAAAGTACGATCAGGCAGCAGGTGTAAAAACTTAAACCTGGCAGGATCAGATTTGTCAATCAGAAAATAGGCACGATTCCAAATCAATGCGTGGGTGTAGAATCGCCGCCAGAATCGAAAAGCAGTCATTGAGCCTGTTGCTGCCCTGGCACATGGCCAATATGCTGGGTGAGACTTATCAACTGCACGGGCCCTGTCACCCATCTCTGGCTTGCGTTCAAAAACCTCTAGCGGCAACTTGGCACAGTCACCACTCAACATCGTTACTGCCTGCCAAACTGGGCTGATGGTCAGCGCTGTGGATGCGTTGACTGTGGTTCTGTGTTTGTCAATTCCCATGTATTCCAGCACCCGGTTGCTGGTGAGTGGCACCGCCGGGTTGTTGATTGAGCGCTTAAGGCCCACCGCTGTCAATAGTTTCTCAATCACCAGCCCATCACCTCTAGAGTGTTTGATTCGTAAAAACTACTTGCTGGTTTTTGCATGACATCCATGCCAGCCATGACGCCTGAAAACGCCATCACACTGGCAACGATGCCATCTATCTTGTCAGCTGATTTTGATTTGTCTGGCATCATTTGAGCCTTTGTGTTTTCTGCCCCTATCAAGTTGCCTGCCTGAAATGCCAGGCAAGGGTCACCCAGGTTGATTAACTGGCCGTCCTTGATTTGTTTGAGGAATTCCCTTAACGGTTCGTTGTATCGGTTATGGTTTTGATAAAACTCAACAGCCAGCATGCCGTGACTGTTTGCCATTTCTGTGCCCAGCTGCCTGGCGTTGGCTGGGTCAAACCTGAGCTGCCCCACGCCAGTCTCATCCTTGAGGTCAAGGATGGCCTGTTTGATCCGTTCAAAGTCAGTGGTGTCACCCTCAGTGACATCCAGCCAGCCATCTGTCACCCAGTTGCTATAGGGCGGCTCGGCCAGGTTTCTCAGGTCATTACGCTCACAGCAAAAGTGCTTAACTGATAGGCCATACCAACACCCGCCAGCTGGATCATTAAACCGGCCAGCCAATGCAACGCCGCTGAAATCATCCCTGTGCCCAAGATCAACACCCAGGCAAAGGGCATCAGCCGCCTGCCAGTCAATGTTGTCACGGCTGCACCTTGCCCAGGCTGTATCATCAATCAATTTGATTTTGCTGCTGACTCTCATGTTGCAGTGATATCTGAGCCAGGCAGATACCAATGACGGCTGGTTCTCGGCCCGCTTAGCTGCTTTTCTTAAATATTCGATTTTCGGGGTTGTGTGGTAAACGTCAGGGTTTGCCTTGACCCAGTTGGCCTCATCAAACGGGTCATCACCCGCCAGGGTGCCGGTGTGGTCACAATCCTCACAGCCATCCTCACAGCTGCACGGCCTGGCCTCATCGAGCTTGCAAACAATAGCCAGCAAACTGTCATCAAAATCATGATTTCCTTGGCCGATCTGCTCAAGCATTGATTCACATGCCGCCAGGTCATCATTAAAAAACTTTGACTGGTCATCACCATTGGTGCTGATAGTCACTGTGACAGGCTGCCGGCGTGAGCCAGATGCCGTTTCAAGTTTTTCCTTGAGGCCCTTGTGGTGCCGTTTCCATTCATGCAACTCATCCATGATGACCACATGGGGATTGAGCCCATCCGTTGATTTTGAGTCACTGCCAATGGGCCGGAAAACTGACCCGTTGAACGGTGCATCACCAGCCAAAATGGCTGAATAATACTGACCCTTTCTGTACAGCTTTAAACGCTTTTTTAATGATTCATTTTGCAGCACCATTTTGACCGCTGCCAAGTGCACAATGCAGGCTTGCTGCTCTTTGGTGGCTGCAACATACAACTCAGCATCAGGCTCGAACGGCACATCACACAGCATCAGCAAAAGTGCCAGGCCTGCTGCATAGGTTGACTTGCCCCACTTACGGGCCACACATACGAACAACCTTGACACCCGCCTCAGCCCTGAGTCCTTGTGACGCCATCCCATCAGCTGCCAAGTGATGAATTTTTGCAACGGTGAAAGGTGGAAAGGCTGGCCTGCCCATTCACCTTTTGTATGGCTGCAAAACGTTGGGAAAAATTCACAGGCCGCCGTTGCTAGTTTTTCATTAAATACAAAAGGGAATGACTCATCACCTACCCGGTCTAGATCGATCAGATAACGGTCAACCGCCAAACGCAAATGCCGACCAACCAGAATCTGGCCAGAGGTCACAGCAGTCACCCATCTATCAATTTCTTGTTTCAATTCGATGCCTGCAAAGTTTCCAGGAATTTGCTGAAAGGATCACCGCCAGGCAGGGCATCAGGGTCAGCCAGGTCACGCCTATCCTTTGGCGTCAGGCCAAACTTGGCCATTAGGCCCATCATGGCCTTGAGGCTGCTGGCTGCCATGCAGCTGGCTTTATAACTTTCAGCCACAGATTCAGTGCTACATTTGGATTCCCAAAAACGCCAAATCGACCAGGACCGGCACAAGGCATACAAGGCCAAGCTGTCAATCTCACTGATGATGCCGCCTGGCATTGCTTGGGTGATCTTGACCCATGCCGCCTTGGTATCCCTGTCCATCCTTGACAGAGGCACAGGCGGAACAGGGCCACCGGGTGCTTTAAACCCTTTGGCGTTGTCTCTCTTTGCGTTGACTGTTGCAGCCTTGATTGATTTCTGTTTTCGGTCCATCACTTGATTTCTTTTTTCATGCCGATTGGCCGATACAACCAGGCCGCCAAATCATCCTGGGGTGGGCACCCAACCATTTTGCGGTGCTGCCACTGCTGACCATCAAATTGTGAGATGATCAGCTGGGGCAGTAGGTTTGTTTGGCCCATCAGCTGCTTGGCCGCCTCTGGTGTTTTTTGAAAATCAACCTTGGCCAAATGCCAGCCTGTCATTTTTTCTTTTTTGAGCTCATCGCCCAACAGTTTCTCTAGTTGCACACAGCCAAAACAAAAGTCAGCACCAACCAGAACAACCAGGGTTTTTTTGTCCTCATGTGCCTTGTAAACAGCATCAGTCAGATTCATGAAATTGGCAGCAGTATCAACAGCCACAAAAGGTGCAACCTGCTCATCATCAACGGTGCCGACGAAAGGAATGGCAACAGCACCCGCGTCATCAATATCCTGGCCGCCGGAGTAGCGGTTAAACAATGCAATGGCGATGACTATTGACAGAATGAAAATCAAAATATATGTTTTTCGGTTCATTGGCTCTTGAGGTTCAAACCCCCCCTTGTGATTTTGAATTTTTTGCTAGACAGG